TTTTTAGGGTTTTTTAGGGTTTTTAGGGTTTTTAAAAAAATAAATATGTACAAAAAATTATTTATTGGGTTGTTTTTTGGAAGCTAACCATAATTTACAGTAACTACATTATCTGCCGATCCTTTATCATCATTCATCGTATATAAAGCAGCTGCCCCTGCAGTTGAAATAGTATTGGTTTGATTCAATACTTTGCTTGGTTTAAGTGCAACTTTTCCTTTTTGTTCAATACCACATACTCCCACTATTTTATGTGGACAAAACATCACTGTTCCGAGTGCGGGTGTGTTTGATGTATCGCCTGGTGCTCCGCGTGCAACAGCGAATATATAATGTGTGATGCCTTTCACGGCTCCTGTGTTTTGTTGTAGATCATACCAGTCACGTTCTTTATTAATTTGAATATTGATAATATGACGTCTTGTCTCACCTGGATCTAAATCCATATCTTGAGTATGAACTGTTGTCCATACGTCTTTGAAACTTTGATTTGGCGTGGGTCGTCCAAACGGCCATGTTGATTTAACATTGGCTGCTGTTCCGGTTACCGCAGTCACACCTGATATGTTATCAACAGCTGTTTCCCATGCTGTTGATGGTACTGTTAATTGGGTGAATGCATCGTCTCTTGCTTTAACAATATATATAGTTAGAAATGTAACTGATGGTGCCATATTGACTAGTTCAACAGTTACTTTAACATTTGTTGCCAGAACAGAATAATTTGTGTTTTGACTGATGGTAGGTGCGGTTCCTGTTGTTGTTGAATTCGCACTGAATGCCATTGGGACTAATGTTCCTACTAAAGCTGTTCCAGTATAGAAGGATTGCATATCTGCGACCTGATATTTACTGGTATCTATACCAGCACCTGCTCCACTTGTGAAACCGAAATTAGCACAGTATTGGTAATGCCATTCTAAAGCATCAGCATATTTCTCCTTCATTTTAGGGGTCATTTTTGATCCCTTTACAAACGCTTCTGTTTGCATTACCTTGCCCGCACTATCCTTGTACGTAATGCGTGTATGTTTCTTCTTAGTCTTCTTACGGGATTTCGCATAGTCGTGCGCAAATTTGAGAACCTTTGCCGTACGATACGCTGCGGCGCGCGACGCTGGATCCGCGAGAAAGTCCCTCGCCCTCTTGATGCCCCTGTTGACCAAAGTCCTCGCATTACTAAATGACATAAATATAATAATAGTTTTATGGTATGGTTTATGTCGTACAAGACTTACACATATTGGTCTAGAGCTATTATTACCTCTAGACCTCATGTGTAGTGCAACTTTGTGTCTACCATATTTCCTAATTAGGAAAGTGATAATAAGAGAAATATTAAGAATATATTAAGAATATTTTATTAGAGTTGTAAACTTTCTACATCGTCATCGATTAGATTAAGTTCTTCTCTTGGTTCTCGCATTTCGATAACTCGGAAGCGGCGAGAGAGAGCCATTCTAGTCTGGACCTCTCCGAAGCACTCTTCGATGGAATACTGGGAAGTGATGATGAATTTTTTAGGTCGAATAAAAATGGATCCTCCTTTAATATCGCCAATAAATGGTCGTTCGTCTGCCCAAATTTTAAGGAATCTACCTGCCCAGGTGCCGCATTGGGGATCGAAGTCGTCAAAGAGGACAATGTCCTGGTTCTGATAGCCATCCCACCATTTACTGGCGTTTTTGCAATATAAGTCTGGGTACGCCTGATACACGGCAAATGTCTTCCCGAGACCGGACAAACCATGTACCCATATTCCGCATGGAGATGCGAGGGGTTCAGGGGTTGCCATATAATCCTTTTCGATCCGTCGTAAGGTTCCATAGCATCGGACGCGAATGTCTGCATCGATATCTTCGATATCTCCGTCCTTTGCTTTCGTCCAAGCCTTTTCCCAGCGGGCCTTCTCGTTATCTCCACGTTCGTCGTCATCGACTGGTCGCTGTCCGAATTCGACGAAGTCTCCTTCTTTATGGCAATATTCGATAGCTTGCCGTATAGTTCTGGCCACTTCGACATGGGCCCCGTTAAGAATTCTGCGGGCTGATCGAAGGGATTTGCCATCTCGGAAGCGAATATAGCCTTGGAGGTGTCTCGTGCCGGTGGTCGGGGCGACTTCTCTCCCGAAAGTAAGGTATGTATAGCCATGGATCTCCTCAAGGTGGGCCTCGGTGTCGGCGGTCGGATTATTCCAGGTGAATATAAAGGCCCGGTTTCTTGAGATCGGCATTCCATTGAAATTGACATTTTTAAAACATGAAAATAGCTTGTTTATATAGAAAACTTGAAAACTCATACTACGCCACACCCCACACCCGAAGTCCGAAGTTCGGAGTTTCAAAAAAGCGAACTTCGGACAGGGTCCGCCGGAGGCCCCTTTAGGGTTTTTTAGGGTTTTTTAGGGTTTTTTAGGGTTTTTAGGGTTTTTTAGGGTTTTTTAGGGTTTTTAGGGTTTTTAAAAAAATAAATATGTACAAAAAATTATTTATTGGGTTGTTTTTTGGAAGCTAACCATAATTTACAGTAACTACATTATCTGCCGATC